GATCACAACGGTGAAGAACATCGTGTTCTTGATGATTATAATCGTAATGTTACATTATGTGATCTAACTGCACAACCTGCAGATATTAGAGAAATTATCAACGAAATGACTACTAACGTAGAAACTAAAAATATTACACAAGTGGGCATGCGTCTATTAAAGTTTTGTGCAAAATGGGACTTACAAAGAATTGCAGATCAGGCACAAGGATTTGCTGAACCATTACAAGCGAGGTATCCACAATGACAGTAAAAGCAAAAGAATTATTAAAAGATAAATTTTGGATTGTAGAAAACAATGGCGAAAAAGTTGGTACAATTAGTGCCAGTGAAGATCAATATGTGTATGCATGTCATTCAGGTCCTAAATTTTTTAAAAAAATAAATCAATTTAAAAAATTAATCGGTACTGAAGTTACATGGAGCAGTGTTGATCCAGTAAGTACAGAAACAGATCATGAAGTTAATGGATATGCTACAAGTTGCGAGCCTTACAATGCAATCTACGATGTAAAGAAAAAACTTCCACTTTTTACAAAAAGTGAAAAATCAAAGAGTCTATATTGTGCAGGATATTATATTATCCGGTTTGACAAGGGATGGGTTAAAAGTTTTTGTCCAAAACTTATTACTGTTGAACGCTACGAATATCGCGGACCGTTTAAAACAGATTTTGAAATGAAGCAGGAACTAAGTCGTGCCAACAAAAGATCCAATTAATACTCATCCTATCCAGCAATTTATTTCGCAGGTAAAATCTGCCGACGCTAGTAATCAAAAAGAAGTAAGAGTAGATATACAATCAGCAAAAAATTTATCTTACTGTCTAGGCATTGTGTTAGCAAGATTAGCCGGCGATTACGAAGAATTACTTGTAAAATCATCATCTACAGATGAAGAAGTTATTTCTATAAGTGTAGACGGTGGAGGATTATAGTAGCACTTAACTATAAAAGAGATAAATATATGCGTATATAACTAAGGATATGCATGTATGAGTAGGCCAAAGCCGCGAGTGCTATTAGAACACATAAATAAAAAAACTTATAAAGCAGAACAAATACTAGATGCTGAAGCAATCTGGGCAGTGTTCTATCAGGGTAAACCTTTTAATTTAAAATCATCTAATATGATTACAAACTATCCAGGGCCTAAATACAAAAAAGTTAGTTTTTCTAATCCAGGACATGCACATAATCTAGCAAAGAAATTAAATCAGATGTTCCAATGCAACGACTTTAAGGTTGTAAAACTTACACAAGGTGAGGAACTTGACACTGAATGAACTGGAAAGAAACCTATACAAAAATCTTTCTAAAACAAGGTGGCAAATCTGTCAACGAAGCCTCCATCAAAGAATATACTCCACTATGGTGGCATAATACTAGAAATAAATCAGAAGGCGGTCTAAGACTTACTGATGCTGGGTTTGATTATATACAGCAAGAACTTGATTTACAAGCATACGAAATTCCTTATCCGCCAGAATTTGAACTTACTACCCAAACTATTATATTTTTAGATAAATTCATCGATTGTCCTTATTATCTAGGACGCAATGCTATACATGTATTAGATGAAAAGAAAGCAGTTGAGCTTACTCTTTTCAGCGGCGATATTAGAAAGTATGGTATCACTAAAGCTCTCCAAAGACAAAAATCAGAAGATAACGGTTGACAAGTCTAGCAGAGGTGCTATACTAATTAAACAAGTTAAGAAATCCACTAAGTGAGGACATTATGGAAGGTATCGCAACTCGTCAATTAACCCCTAATAATGCAAAAAGAAGTTTACTTCATGCATTTAAAAAGAAGCGTCCAGTTTTTCTTTGGGGACCTCCGGGTATTGGCAAATCTGACATTGTAAAGCAGATCACAGAAAGTTTTACAAATTCTTATTTGATTGATATTCGTTTGAGTCTTTGGGAACCTACAGACATTAAAGGTATTCCTTATTTTGATAGCAACTCAGGTACTATGACATGGGGTGCTCCAAGTGAATTGCCTGATGCTGAAATGGCTTCGAAATACGACACAATTGTATTGTTCCTTGACGAAATGAATTCTGCGGCTCCTGCTGTACAGGCTGCGGCTTATCAGTTGATCCTTAACCGCAAGGTTGGTACTTACACATTGCCTGATAATGTTATTATTGTTGCGGCAGGTAACCGCGAAGCCGACAAAGGTGTTACATATCGTATGCCGGCTCCGTTGGCAAACCGTTTTGTACACTTGGAAATCAAACCTGACTTTGACGATTGGTTTGCGTGGGCAGTAGACAATGATATTCATCAAGATGTTGTTGGCTATTTGAGCTTTGCCAAGCAAGACTTATATGACTTCGATCCTAAATCGCCAAGCCGTTCATTTGCAACTCCACGTTCGTGGTCTTTTGTATCAGAACTACTAGAAGATGATGTAGATGAAACTGTAATTACTGATCTTACTAGTGGTGCAGTAGGTGAAGGTCTTGCTGTTAAGTTTATGGCTCATCGCAAGATTGCTAGTAAACTTCCTAATCCTTCAGCAATTTTAGATGGCAAAGTTAAGAAACTTGACACAAATGAAATTTCTGCAAAATATTCACTAACAGTGTCGTTGTGCTACGAACTGCGTGATAGTGCAGACAAAGATGATAAAAAATTCCATAGTAAAGTAAACAACTTCTTGCGTTTTGCAATGGACAATTTTGATACAGAACTTGTTGTAATGGGGATTAAACTTGCTCTTACACAATATGCATTACCTATTGATCCGGACGAAGTTGAATGTTTTGATGAATTCCATGAGCGTTACGGCAAATATATTCGGGCGGCACAGTCTTAAGGAGACCTGCAATGTCTAGTACTGAAACTATTAAAAGCAGTTTTGAACCAGACCCAAATATCACAGATGAAGCCCTTGCGGCAATGCGTGAAGAAGTGCTCGACCGTGTTATTGTTGCACGAGTAGGACTTCTTCTACGTCATCCGTTCTTTGGTAACATTGCTACACGCCTTAATGTACAAGATTGTGACGACTGGTGTCCTACAGCCGCCACAGACGGACGTAACTTGTATTTTAATACGCAATTTTTTAATGCTCTTTCTAACAAAGAAATTGAATTTGTAATTGCACACGAAATTATGCATTGTATCTTCGATCATTTAATTCGCAGAGAAGATCGCGATCCTATGCTGTATAATATTGCAGCTGACTACATTGTAAACAACACACTAGTACGTGATCGTATTGGAGAAATTCCTAAACTAGTTCCTTGCTTCCAAGATTGGAAATACTCGGACTGGACTTCAGAAGAAGTATATGAAGATCTTAAAAAAGAAGCAGAAGAGCGCGGCAAAGAGTTTTTAGAAGAACTTGGCGAACTACTAGACGAGCACGTTGATTGGGAAAGTGATCCAAACGAAGGCAACGATAGCGAAGACGGAAAGAGCAAAAAGAGCAAGCGTCCTTCTTACTCACGTGAAGAATTAGAAAAAATCCGCGACGAGATTAAAGAAAATATGATGTCAGCGGCACAAGCCGCAGGTGCAGGTAATGTGCCTAAAGAAGTTGAGCGTATGATCAAAGAGCTTACAGAGCCTAAGATGAATTGGCGTGAAATTTTGCGTCAACAGATTCAAAGCACTATTCGCAACGACTATACGTTTGCTCGTCCAAGTCGCAGAGGATGGCACTTAGATGCTATTTTGCCCGGTATGAACTTTGATGAAACAATTGACATTTGTGTAGCATTAGACATGTCAGGGTCAATCGGTGACGATCAAGCAAAAGACTTCCTAAGTGAAGTAAAAGGCATCATGGAAGAATACAAAGATTACAACATTAAGTTGTGGTGTTTTGACACAGAAGTGTATGGTGAAGAAGACTTTAGTGCAGATTCAGGCAAAGATTTGCTAGAATACAATATCAAAGGCGGCGGTGGTACTGACTTTGATGTTAACTGGACCTACATGAAAGAACATGATATTCAACCTAAGAAATTTATCATGTTTACAGACGGATATCCTTGGGGTAGCTGGGGTGACGATAGTTACTGCGATACAGTATTTGTTATTCATAGTAACAGAGACCAGAGCCTAGTTGCCCCATTTGGAGTAACGGCACACTATGAAGGTTGATAGTTTAAGACCGTTAGATGTACTTAATCTTAGGAGGATGGATTACTGTCCTCCTTGGTTTGAGGATATTTGCCTGCCAATACATTATAATTTAGAACAGGCAATAATTAACTGGATAGAATCTAATTTAAAAGGACGATTCTACATAGATACTACAATCGGTATCACACACGGGAAAACAAGCCAAATTCTTAGAATAGGGTTCGAAGATTCAAAAGAACTAAGTTTTTTCACTTTGGCTTGCCCACACCTAAAATACAAATAAATAATATGCGCACTTTAAAGGAGATTATTAATGAGCGATGAAACTACTGTAGAAAACACAGAAGCACAAACAGAACAGCCACAAGGCGGTGCTCCTGAATTAACTGTGCAAGATCTTCTTGCATTAAAAACTGTTATTGACGTTGCTAGTCAACGTGGTGCTTTTAAGCCAAACGAAATGGTTACTGTAGGTCAAACTTACGGTAAATTAGAAGCATTTTTAGCCGCTGTAGCAGAACAACAAGGACAAGCTACACAAGGAGAATAATATGGCCGAATTAAAACATGTCGGACGTTTAACGACAAATAAAAGAAAACTAATGGTAGCATATAGAACTCTTCCAGGCGATCCATATACTGCATTAGTAGTTCACACAGAAAGTTTAGATGCAGACCAGCATGATGCTTTGATTAATTTAGTGCAAAGTAACACCGGACAAACTGCATATGAGCTTGCAGAAGCAATGGCTCGCACTCGTTTGCCAGATGGTAGAATTATGCTTGCAGCTTTTCATCAACAAGGTAAGTTGGCTAAAGTTCCTACTAACATTGTAGAAATGACTCCAACTACACAGGCAAGTGTCTTGTTGAGTGAGCTTAATGAAGCAATTGCAAAACAAAAAGGTGTACCTATTGAAGAACTAGCTATCAAAGATGGTTCTAGTTCTACTCCTGTACAAGAAACAGTTGCCGAGCCTACTCCAGTAGTAGAACCAGCTGTAGAACCCTTACAGTCAGCTACGGACGAAGTATTGACAGACGAAGCACTTGCTAAAAAATATCGCAGTGATGCAGATCGTTTAAGCAAAGAAGCTGCTGAACTTCGTAGACAAGCAGAAGCACTAGTTCCTACTAAAAAGAAAAAAACAAGTGCCTAAAAAGCCTAACAAGCTACCTAGTGATGTCATCGCGCATTGGCCAGAGGTATTTAAGGATGTAGAAGTTAAAGCTATTCCCCTTGAATACCTTGAGTCTATTAATGTAACATTTAGCGATGGTAAGATCTGGGTTATTGATTTAAATGATCCTAGAAAAAATACTGTAGACAATCTAGGTGAAGTTATCAACGAACTTCTCGACGAATACGACGATAATATCGAAAACATAGATTTTAGGGTCGATGTTATAAAGATAAAAGAAGACATTACTCGTCGAACTCACGTTTTTATGAAGAAAAGAAAATAAAATACTTTCTTTTTGTATAAATACTATATATTATTACTGATCAGGAGTTACTATGGCACTGCGTCTTAGAAGAGGTACCGAAGCCGAGAGAATTACAATTACGCCACAGGCAGGCGAGTTAATCTATGTTTTAGACACAAAGAAAGTATATGTAGGTGACGGATTAACACCAGGCGGTAATCCTATTGATACCAATGTTGGTGCATTAAGTATTGACGACTTAACTGATGTTAATACAAGTGGAGCAGTATCTCCAGTTGACGGCGAAGCTCTTGTTTGGGATGCCGGAGCTGGCGAATGGCAGCCAAAACCAGTGTTGACGTTAGAAACCGATCCAACTGTTAATGGCGATCTAAAAATCAATATAGTCGGCAGTGATAGTACTCTGTTAGTAGATTCAGATAATAATATTATTACTGGTATTTTTAGGGGTGATCTTACAGGTGATGTTTACGGATCATTGTATGCAGATGATTCTACTATTATAATAGATACACTTAACTTAGAAGTGAGCGGGACATTTGTAGGAGATATAAGAACATCTGATACTATTCGATTTGCAACTGATACTACTGATAGAATATTTGATTTACGGTCCGTAACCAACGGAAATCCAGGACCTGCGATGACTTTTAATAGTTCGAGGGGTACTTTACTATCACCTACAGTAGTAGATCAAGGAGACTCTTGCGTAGATTTGCAGGGTTCTGGCTGGGATGGTAATTCTTATACTGTTGCATCTTATATAAAGTTAGCTGTTGATAATAATGTTAGTGTAAGCGACGGAATTATACCAGGAAGAATTGTACTTGGAACATTTGATGCTTCTGGTAATACTGGACTGAATAATGTAGCCATTTGGAGTCATACAGGAAGGTTAGGATTATCTGTCATTGAACCTTCTGAAAAATTAGATGTAGACGGGAACGGTAAATTTAACGGAAATGTTATTGCTAATTCATTAATAGGTGATTTACAAGGATCTGTTTTTGCGGACGATTCTAACGTATTAGTAGATGCAGTCAACGGAACAATACCGGGTTATGTAAGTATTGCTGAATTAAAATCTATTACAGCCTCTTCGGCTGATTTTAATGCATTTAAAACAGCAATAGCGAATCTATAATTATTTAATTTTTAAGTTATTAAGAACAAAATTTATACTTTCGTCACAAGTAACAAAATTAAAAACTAACCAAATACTATCTTCATTCGAATAGTTCATCAAAGTATGTTCTAAATTAGTATTCACTACATACATCCTACCTATTTTCCAATGTAAAGTTTTATCTTCTAACATAAAGCGAACCCTAGGGGGATCTGTATTAATTATTGGAATAATTGCTCTAAATGTAACAGGATATCTCTTATTACTATCTCGGTGAGGAGGAAAATAACCACCAGGTAATAATTTAAGGAAATGAGTCCTTACTGAAAATGAAAAACAATCTTTCATTAAATTTTGTATTGTTTTAGAAGAATTATAAACTTCAGTAGGTTTATCAAATTGCAATTCGTCTAGACTAGTATTGTACATCTTGTTCCATTGGGGGATACTATTAAGTGCAGGACCTGGTCCAATTTTTCCTTTTTCATTAATTACACAAAGTCCTTGTCTAGGTATTTCTGGACGTAATGTATTATATTGAGTCCAATTATTTTTGAAAGGGCGTAAATCATTTAATATGTCACTTGAGTTTACTTGCAAATTTAATTCTATCTGATTCCCGTATTGAAAAATATCATATAACATTTATAAAAACTCTTTAATTAATTTAGCTCTAGTAATTTTTCCAGACTCTCTTCTCGGAATACTATTAACTTTAATTATATTAGGATATTTATAATCGCGAATCATTGTTTTTAGTTTTTGCTCATCTAAATTCCCTTTCACAAGAGCATTAACAGTATTATATCCGAATACTACACAATCATCTGCTCCACAAGCAAAAATTGCTTTTTCTACTTCATAAGGCATAATCTTTACTCCGCCTTTGTTTATTACATCTTTTATTCTTCCAGTAATAAACAAAAATCCGTCATCGTCAATATGTCCTAAATCTCCTGTATGAAACCCATCTACAACTATCTCTCCTTCAATGATTTCTACATTCCTTCCTTCGTTAACGAATCCAACACTACCAAACTTTTGAGGATATGTCATAGCACTAATACTTCCTACTTCACTCATACCATAACAATCTGTTGTAATACAATTAAAATATGTCTGTATTGCTTGTTTTATATCTTTATACATAGGAGAACTATTTGCACGAATTTCTCGTATGCTCATTGTTTCATACGGAACTTCTGTTTCATGAATAATCCTAAGTAAAACATTCGGACTGCCAACAACAAATGTAGGATTATACGCAGGCCAATTTTTATATGGTTCTTTCAAAACATAAAAACTTGCATCGATATCATAACAACTGTTAAAAACTTGTTGGCCTAAAGGAGCCCAGAGCGGAAGACAATTCCAAGTGCTGTCATTTTTGGTTATTCCCGACTGAGTTTTATAACTGTATTCTAATTCGTATTCATATCCTTTTTTGTGCCAAGAAATAATTCTAGGTTTATCTGTGCTTCCGCTACTGCAATAACCTACTACTTCATCTTCTTTGCACTGATTGAATCTAGGAGGAGGTAGTTCATCTATCCAGATGTCGACATCGTAATGGCTCTTTTCATAATCCGATGCTTTTGAATCTATTACTACAACAGAGCAGACATTCATTATACCTCTAATTTTAAAAAGGTTATCATAGTCGCCGTAAACACCTAATCTGCAAGTCCTGTCATAGCCGGCTTGCCTCAACTGTTCACTGTATTGATTTGCAATTTCGTCAAATTCTGCTTTTGTATAACTGGAGTCTGTTTTTTCGAAGTATATCACTTGGATTCCTCATTGTGCTAATGCTACCGATTTCATTCATACCGTATGTATCGGTTGTAATACAATTAAAATAATTTTGTATTTTTTGTTTGTTTTCTTTAGTTAATGGGCCGCCGATTGTTCTAATATAATTTATGGTCATTAACTCATATGGTATTTTTGTGTTTTCTACTAGGTCTAATAATTGAGAAGGTAAACCTAGTAAGAATGTAGGTTTAACTTTTGGCCATTCATAGATATCATCTAACACATGGAAGTCTGCACCTATTTCTTGAAATACATTAAACACCTGAAGACCTATACTAGACCATAAGGGTAATAAATTAAAAGTTACATCGTCTTTAGTAAGAGAATTTTTTAAATGACATTCTACTCCTTTATGCAACGACTGATTTAACATCCATGGTATTAGTCTAGGTTTATCTGTGCTTCCGCTACTTACAAATGCGGCTATTTCATAATTGTTTTTTGACACTGGCTAATCCAAATGCTTCAATGTTAAATGTTACTAAAGTTTGTAAACTACGTTCTGTAACAAATGTCATTAATGTATCTCGATGTGAATTACCTGCTTCGCCAATTACCCAATTATATTCACCTACTTTCTTTCGGATGTTTGTTACTGATTTTGGGTCCTGTAACATTGCTGTAAGCGCACTACGCAGTTTTTCTGTGTTAGGGTTGCCCTTGTTTACCCAAAGAGCTTTTTGCAAACCGTCACGGAAACTTTTCACTAACTTATATGCATCGTATAATTCTCCACTTGGTTTTACGCCATACTTTTTCTCGAATAAGATTTCAAACTGATACCCTGGATAGTTAGGATCGTCAGCGTGTGAGCCGTCTGCTTGTAATATACCATGATGGAACCAAAGTTCTGCATCGCCAGCATCAATCATTGGCTGAACATGTTTTTTAAATGCCGCCGGATTTTCTCTTGTGCCAGTAAGCTCTCCACGCTTGAATGCAAGGCGTCTTTCGGATCCGCTCATACCTTTTACCCAAGTTACGTTGTTTCTAAAACATTCAATATAAAAGTTTAAATTTCTATCTGGACCGCAAATCAACATTGTCATTGCAAGTCCTTCTGGCACCATACCGGATCCAGCTGCAAAACGCGGATTTACCATATTATTGCCAGCAGCTTTGCCTGCAATAATATTTAGATTCATTGCGCCGATGCTATCATATTGTCTATAGTCATAATCGACATTTTCTTGTAAAAAACTTACACCATTGCCTCCATGACTTACCATTACAGTTTTGTCGTCGAATCGCAACTCATTGTGGAATTTGTCAAATCCTGGAATGTCTCTTGCACCAGGAATATGCTTTATTACAATTCGTTCTCCTAAAAAAGGCTCTAGTTCTTTAGCAATTATTTCTGCCCAAACTGATGTTCCTCCGCCTGGCTTTTGAGGAACTACAAATGTGTAATCTGCACGAACCGCTGTGCTAATTAATAAAAAAAGAATTAAAAAATATTTCATTTATGCATACTCCATGGTTTTGCGTCTAGTAATTCCCACAATGAAAATTACAAGAATAATAAATGTTAACACCCAAAAAATAGGTCTCTCTAATAATTTATCTAAATTATACAAGCCAAACATTTGAATTGACAGGGCTTCAATCCTATCTGCTAAAATAAAACCAAATAGTAATGCAGGTCTTGAAAATTTAAGTTTTTTGGAGGCGAACCCGATCATCGACATAATAACTAATATTGCATAGTCTTCCCATCCACCTGTGTACTGCACACAAGCAATAACAATAAATCCAAACAATAATGGAAAATAATACTTGTAAGAAATTTGAGTTATTTTTGCAATGTAGCGTGTTGTAAGTAAACACAACAAACCTACAAGTAAAGTAGCAAATAAGAATCCAAATAACATGCTATCAAAAAATTGTTTATCTAGAATTAAATCAATAGTTCCTAACTCAAAATTTAAATAAGAGAATAACCCAATGATAATTGCTGCAAATGGTGCTCCTGGAATACCAAACAACACAGTAGGAATCATCGAAGTTGCTTTTTGCGCATTATTAGCACCTTCAGGACCTATTACGCCTCTAATGTTGCCTTTGCCCATCGGAGGATTGGCCTTTGGTGTAGTTGCTACTGCTTGTCCATACGCCATCCAATCTGCCATAACTCCACCGAGTCCAGGCAACACGCCAATAAATGCACCAATAAATCCTCCGCGAATTGCAAGCCATTTGTGTTTCCAAACAGCAACTATACCTTCTTTTGTTTGTGTTACATTTTCTACAGGCTGTGCAGTATATTCCCTGTTGCGCAATCCTTCTATCAGTTCAGGTATTGCAAACAGCCCTGCTACAACAGGAAGCAGTTGTATACCTGCACCTAAATAATCCCAACCACCTGTCCAACGATCTGCATTAGTCGTAGGATCAACACCGATCATTCCTAAAAATATTCCAATCACAAGTGCAATTAAACTTCTAATCCACCATTTGTTAGTAACAAAAGTTACAGTAACCAATGCTAACATTGTAAATGCCCATAGTTCAGGAACACCAAAAACAAGAATAAGTTGTGTGTAATAAGGCAAAAAGAAAAACACAACTGAGCCCCAGAATAAACCGTTTAGTGTAGATGTTGTCACTGCGGCACTTATTGCATAAGTAGCTCGGCCTTGTAATGCTAAAGGAAATCCGTCTACCATAGTGGCTGCTGCACTGTTAGCACCTGGTATTCCTAGTAGCACACCTGTATACGTATCTCCTGTGGTACTTGCGGCTACTACCGCCATAACAAAAATAACTGCAAGATACGGATCAGGAAACATTGTAATTAAAGGAAAAAGAAATATTAAACCTGTGGTTGCGCCAGCGCCTGGAATAATTCCGATCGCAAGTCCATACAATGTGCCCAATACTAGAAATATTAACTCTTGCATTTCATCCACTCTGCATATAATCTATTACAATCTTCGTCTATGAATTCTACTCTACAATTATTCTTATAAGCATAGTTATAATTGTCCATGAATGTCCATTCGTAAAACTTAATGTTTTTACATTCATTGCTTTTGTGATCGTGATAGCCGGGATTCTGTCTCCAATAAATTTTTCCTCCTGGTTTTAATAAAGAAACTACTTTTTTAATTTGTGATTCTATCATAGATTGATCACCAAAATTAATCGATCCGAGACAAAAAATTATATCAAATTTTTGCGTAGTTTGATATTCTTCAATCGAAACTATAATATCTGCATTAGAATTATAAGGATCAATCCCTATAAGGTTTGGCAAATATTTTTTAAACTCATTAAATCCGCATCCAACATCAAGTATATGTTCATCTTTAGAAACACGGTCTAATAATGCCCAGCCGCTATATGTATATTGATCTAAATTAGATTTCCATATAGTTTTAAAATATTTTTCTAAATGTTCAAGATCCAATTCTTTCATAGATGCGAATACCTTTCAGCAAGCTCAAGAACTTTTTTGTAGTTTACACTGTTAAACTCTAAACTGAGGTTTTCGCACAAACTTTTAAAGTAATCTTCGTCGTGTAATTTTTTTGCTTCATTGATAACAACATCTTGAGTATCTATATACTGTTTATAGTTGTTAATCTGCGATTCGAAGTCTTTCCTTAAACACTCTCTTATCGATAGATTTAATTTTTCGGCCTTTTCTGTATATAAATCTCTATACAAAAAAGACTTTTCTTTAGGATTTACATAATAGTAATATGTACTCTTTAACCATCTATCTATTAAAAGGTCAATATTTTCAGGAATTATAACAACATGTTTAGAGTTTTTAAAAAAACTTTTAGTCTTGTCAAGATCTGCATGGAGAGTATATAACAAGTTATTAGGATAAAGTATCCGTTTCCATTTATCAATATCCTCTACGTTGTATTCTAAGCCTTGTTTTTCTGCCATATCTAAAACAGGAGGAACAGTTAGATCGCACACGCCTTTGCCGACAGCGCCTTTGAATCTTTTATTAAAATGTAGTCTTGAAAAATTATAGTCTGTTCCTAGTGTATAAGGAATCCAAGGGCGGCTTCCGTTTTGTTTGTGATCGTACCAAGCGACATTATCGCAAGATGCAAGGAACCTGCCAACTATGTGTCCACCTGAGCCTTGTGGGAAGTTTATTATAACACTGTTATTTTCTTTTGACATAATATAAATCTTTCGAATTATTAACTTCTACTACATCACCTGTTGCAACCCATCCGTCATACACACATATGTCGCCGTTGACATATAGTTCACTATCTCGGATTTTCCAATCAACATACGAAACATTGCCTAGTAATGTAAAATCATGTATGCATCTATTTTTAAAATCTGTTACCATATTAACGCTAGTAAATGTTGTGTTAATAGCACAAGGGCCGACTTCGGTCATCCCCCAGTTTGTCATAAAAGTTGCTCCGCGATCTACAAATGCTTCAATTATATCCCATGCAACAGGATCACTTCCGCAGGTTATCCATATTCCAGTAAAGTTGCATTTCCAAAAGTCTTTTGTTCCCATTATAGCACGACAATGATTTGGTGTAAGATGAGTATGAGTATATTTGTGAATTTCTTTAACCCAACGATAAGCATTAAAATCTTCTATAACTATATCAGCACCTATACTGTATGCCGGTAATGTTTGCGCTAATAGACCACCTGCATGCTCTATCTTACAAACTGTATATACTCGACTGTGTTTTGTTAACTGTTGACTGTCTACAGCAACAGCGTTTGACGCTTGTATTTTCTTAGGTGGTTGAAATATTTCTTTAGGTGTTCCTGTAGTTCCACTGGATTTAAGCACAACACCATTATCGATAATGTGTCTAAAATTTACAGATCGATTATCATCAAAACAAAGTGCTGACATTAAATCAAACATTGTCTTTCCATTTAGCATATTTTATAGACACTGATACTCTTTCAGTTTCTACCTTTTCAACGTCATGCGGAATGCTAACATTTAACCAATGCCATGTGTGTAAAGGAAATACTTTACTAAAAACTACTTCGTCGCCGGCCCACCAACGAGTCTCAATGTTTTCGCCTCCTGGCTGTAAAAGATAGTTGTATGCGAATTCTCTACCGTCATCAGTATGCACAGGCATATCGTTTTCTATGATTTGATAGATAACAAAAATAGGAAAATCAAAATAAGGTTGTAAAAAATCATCCAACTGTTCTGATATTTCTGGAACTCGCCACGAAGAAAATGTAGTGCTTGGATATGGATACATCTGCTTTCCTTTTCGTATTTCAGGTGTACCTAATAAAAATTTATCGGGCAGTTGAGGAAGAAATAATGCCTCCTTAGTGTATACCTGATCCAAACTTTTCCTCCGTTTTGTTTACAATATATTTTGCAAGTTTATACGGAGTAAATGTAAACACGAATGGAAAAATACTGTGTATAACTCCTGTAACAAAAATTAACAAAGCAAGGAAGTTAAACCATGTAGAGTATAAAAAATGAGTTAGATAATTTGATTTAATATTTTTAAGGTGTTTCCAGTCTATGTCTAACTTCATGGTATTTTTCCTTGTTTAATCTCCATACACTTTGATTAGTATTATATATTATAGCATCTTTTATAAAAAGGTCTACCATTCCTTTTTTTGATAGTAAGTGCATAACTTTATGAGTTTTATGCATTTTTCCACTGTTATCTTTGTATATATTAGTAGTAATAAACAGATCTTTGTCGGCATATTTTTCTATTTGATAAGGCAGAATATCTCTAAAGGGAACACTGTTCATATGACTGGCATTGAGCCCTACATAAGGACTGTAAAGCTGACATCCTCTATATAATACTCTGTAAGCATTTCCGCCAACTTCGGGCAACGGATGAGCTCCAGCAATTGCTATTAATTTATTGTTGTGCCAAGCACCCCAAAATTCACCCCAGGACTTTGTCCTTTCCCAGCGTATTTCTTTTAAACTAGCATTATTTTTGTACCCTAGCATACTACATGTTTGACAAAAATTTTCAAGTTCGTACAATTTTTTTTCATCTAAAATGTTTACTGTAATTTTAGTACTCATAAATAACACTCATTGATATTATATACTACTATATATTATATTACGAGTAAACAAACGTTAGTTATGATAAATTATAAATGATAAACATTGTTGTTACAAGCAAACCTGTAGACGGTCTATTCTATTATAGTTATGAATATTGCTCACTGCTAAATGATGCTGGAATAGATGCACAAGTAGTGGTAATACCGCATCGTAAATTTACTCCTAAAGACTACCTCAATGTAATTACAAACAAATACATTCATTGTAAAAATATCCAAGTCGATACATATCTTCCATATGACGACGATATTACTTTAATAATGGGTCGAAGCATGATGACTCTTTCGTGGCAGGAGTTTAATGACTATGATGCAGAATATCAAATGTCATTAAGTAAATTATTTGGTGGCAAGGTAATAAGTGTATATTCAGAAAACCATCCTACTAAATATCCCCTTGCAGTGAAGTTTTACAAACCTACACAGATTGTAAATTTATGCGATACAGAAGTTTATCCTAATGGAGTAGGTGCTTACTTTGAAAAACGCATTAACTTTGATATTTACAAACCGCATACCAACGATATACAATTTAAATATTTGTTCTTCGGCACTAATGACAAGTACTATGCGGCTGCCGAAAAACTTTTACACAAATATTCTGATTATGGAATCTTGACATATGATACAGAGTATGTTAATATAAAAAATAATAATGTTTTTGTACCCGTACCTAATATTTTAGGCATGTTTGACACATATGTGTATACTAAAGAAACATTCGATCCTGCACCAAGAATAATACAGGAATGCAAATATTACGGCAAGAACATGATATACGAAAGAGATGAATCAATAGTAGATGGCGGCAGTGTGTATTGGCAGAGAGATATTCAAAAACCTAATATACAATCGATATTAAAAGCAGTAGAGGCATTAAATGAAAATTGATCCTAAATGTTTAAAGTTTTCAAAAGATAACAAAGGAGCAGCATACACGTCAGATGGATTTATGCTTCCTTGTTGTTGGATGGATGATCCTCCTGTTTATCGTTATATAAAAGCCTGTGGATTAAAAGACGAAGAACTTTTATTATCGAATAACGAACGATTAGAAGATATCTTTACATCCGACCAATGGGAAANATTTTTCCAAACCCTTTTAAATGATCCAGAAAATGCATCTTATATGTGTAAAAAGAAATGCGGGGTTGATATAGACATGGAAAAAGTAAGGGCAGAAGAAAAAATAGAAGTAATGGAGCAAAGTAGTGGAAAGAATTACTGACAAGTATGTAGAATTTCAACGATATTGCAGACCTAACATAGATGCTTCACATAGATGTATTTTTCAATGTCCACAGTGTATTAGACAAAGAACTAGTAGTCAAAGTCAAATTAAAAGAAGTTTTGATTTAGAACCAGAACAATTTAAAAAAATACTTAGCTACTACGACTGCGGACTTACATTTTGCGGTCAGATATCTGATCCTATATATCATAAAGACTTTTTATCTTTATTAAAATTGTGCAACGGACAGGGTAAAGCTGTCAGAATTGCTACCGTCGGTAGTGGCAAATCTGATGCTTGGTGGGAAGAAGCATATAGCTACGGGGTTGGCGAAAATGCTTGGTATTTTGGCGTAGACGGCATTGACGAAAAAAGTGAACTTTATCGTATAGGTTCAAATTTTCAAGATGTTTGGTCAAGAATGAAACAAGGCAGAGATCTAGGACATGCAATAGTGTGGCAATATATTATTTTTGGATATAATGAACACGAAATAGATCGTGCAATTGAAATTGCCAAGGAAGAAGATTTTAGTCTATTATTTGTCAATACTAATAGGGGGTTTAATCCTGATAGCCCATTACTTAGAAAAAATGTAGATTTTAAATTAACCAGTCCAGCTAACAAACATAGAGAGGATCGTGTTAAAAAGGAATGGTGGGGACATAAAACTAAAACATTCGAAAAATGGCGCGAAGTAGAAGCAAGGAGGCGTTAGAAAAAATATGATTGAAGATTCATTAGGTAAAAGAAAACACGTTGTACATTACGACACTGAAATAATTCCTTCACGATCTGAAGTAGAAGAAATATTAAAAATAGGGTATTCACTTTCTACTTCTAAACAAAAAGCATTTCCCTATAAATTTTATGTTCTAGGTCCAGATAAAAATAGAAGTAAAAAGTTATGGGATATGGCCGAAGGAAGAAAAATAGATGTAGATCGCGAAGCTTATGGTACAACACCTGATTCTGAAGAATATAATTCTAATCCAGGCCTTTACCATTTAAAAAGTGCTCCATATACGTTTATTATTACTCCTAGAATAGCTCCTCCAAATCCTCATTTTAAATGGCATTTCGAAGAAACAAACAGTATGTGGCAATTAGAAGACTATAATTTTGTGAACACAAAAAATAGAGAGTCATGTGCTATCGAAATAGGAATGTGCGCAAAGGCTATAACAGGAGCAGCATTAGATAGAGGGTGGGATGTTTCTTATAACGTATGCTTTTTTAAAGACAGAGAAAAATGGAGTTTTCTTCCTTGTATAGATTTTAGACCTGTGTTAATGATGACTTTAGGAAAAGGTAAAAGTTATTTTTACGAGCGGTTAATTCCAGATGGGAGTTTTAAAAATGATCCTAAATTTAATACATCGCCTCCGTTCGAAGATATTTTTCAATTTATAGACAATGAATAATTTAGTTATCTTAAATCATTTTTACGGATATCCTGCATTAGAAGACGAGTTTTCTAATATGCAAAGGTATGCAAAATTATTAAAGTTAGTTGATATCATAGATTCAGAAAATACTATATTTTTAACTAATTTTATTAAAGGTCAAGATAGCAAACTAGAAAGTATTAGACAAATTTCTGAAAGTTATAATCATAAATGGTTAGACTACAAAGATAATCAAAGTATCGAAGAAATTATTAGTGCAATTAACGAAGTTTATCATGTAACAATTTCTCCAGAAACAACAAACATAGTATTAGGCGGCACTAATACTGCTGGGTGCTTATTAAGAACTAGTTTTGTATCTGCAAAAGAATGGGCTTCTAGAAATTTTAATGTACATTTTTGTTTATCAATGTGTGCAGATTACGAATTAGACGGTGTTAATACAGCAGAAAAAAATCAAATAGCTTCTGCTATAATGTATCGTTTTATAAAAAATAACAAATTAACGAATAACATAAATGTATGTTATGATCCTAGAGAACTAGACATAAAAGAAAATATTAACAGGTAATTAAAATGATATCGTACGACGGATGGGACAGAGAGTACCAAGAGAATCGAGATGCCTACTTAGAAATCTTTGACCAGTTCATGAGTCAAATGAACTACGAAAACAACGAAGAATGGGAACGCAACTTTGCCCAACGTATAGGCCGTAAGCACTGTGTAAGTGTTGCTAGTGCTACAGACGCATTGCACTTTGCACTACTAGCACATGGTATAGGTCCTGGTGACGAAGTTCTAGTAACTAACTTCAGCTGGATCTCTAGTTCAAGTTGTGTTGACATGGTAGGTGCTACTCCTGTGTTTTGTGACATTGACTTAGACACTTATCAAATGTCCTTAGACAGCGTACAACGCATGTACAGCGACCGTGTAAAGGCGATAGTATATGTACACTTGTTTGGTGCTATGACGGACACAATCGCACTACAAGCGTTCTGTAAGGATCGTAACATAGTATTTATAGAAGATGCAGCACAAGCACTAGGCAGCAGTTTAGACGGAGTACATGCTGGAACTATTGGTGATTGCAGTGTGTTTAGTTTTAACAGCAACAAGGTAATAGCAGGCATCAATGGCGGAGGTGTTGTTCTTACAGACTATGACGAAATTGCTAAACGTGTAAAACAGATTCGCAGGCACGGTAAGGATAAAACATTTGATATTTTAGGTTATAATAGTCGCATGTATGTTCTCAATGCACGTATCATTGATCAACGTATGAAAAGTATCGAGGCTAATCAATCAAAACGTCAAGATATTGCTCGCCAATACAACGAAGCATTTAAGGATTTACCGATCGCAACACAAAAAGTTTCAAATGGCCTTAATCATAACTACCACAAGTATGTTGTACGCTTTGTAGACAAAGATACTCGCAAACGTGTCAAAGATGCACTACAAGCAAGCATACACTACGAAACTCCTCTGAGTGCTAACGATATGTATAACAACATAGAACACAGGAGAGACGCTTGTACAGCATCTAAGACAGTTGCAAATACAGTATTGTCATTACCCATACATCCATGGCTTACTCAGGAAGAGATAAGTAATGTCATAAAGACAGTTAAAAAGGAATTTATTCATGAGTGTGTTCGATATACTTGATAAAAGGCAGCACGTACAAGAATTTGATCTACAGAATATACCAAAAAAATCATTAATCGAAGAGTGTTTACGGAAAGCATGGAAAGTTACTCCTTCTAAACAAAATTTTATGCCTTATACAATAAATGTATTTGGTCCAGATAATGAAGAAGATAAATTAAAAATTTGGAGTTTAGCTAAATTTAATCAAAAAGATATAAATGAAAATAACACAAAAGAACACAAAGAGGATGGTGATAATCCAAATTTTCTTTATTTAAAAACTGCGCCATATATTCTTGTTATAAATCAAAGAGTATGTAAACCTAATCCTTTTGTTCAAACGCTTGTAGATATCAACAAATGTCATTTTGAACAAATGCATAGTGATCAAAAAAATCTTAGAAATGTAATGAAAACTACTGCGTTTGAAGTAGGATTGTTTATTTCTAATCTGTGGTCATTTGCATTAGAATACAATATTGATCTAAATTGTAATGCATGTTTTCCTACAAATAAAAACGCTTGGCAAGAATTTCCTAATGTAGAACACGACGTTATAATGATATGCGCATTAGGATATTGTAAAATTCCTAGACGTAATAAACATACACAAGAACGTTTTCAACAAGATTTAAAGCCGGCTCCCCAAGAAATTATAAAATGGATTAATAAGAAAGGAGTTTAATTTATGATGGAGGAACTATTTTCAAAAAGAAGACAGATAAGAGCTGCATGGGATCAACAAAAATTACCCAGTACAGAATTAGTAAAAGATCTACTTAAACGATCTTTAAACATATCTCCATCTAAACAAAATTTGTATCCGTTTAAAATTCATGTATTCGGTCCGCATAATCCTGAGGAGAAACGAATAGTCGGCCAAATTTGTAATTTATTTAAAACCGGATCTGTTAATCACTGGGACGACGAAATAAAGGACGGGGACTTTAAAAGTTACCATGGAGAATTTAATTCTAAAGATCTTATGCTTGATGATAAGGGAAACGACTATCGTCTAGCGCCATGGGTGCTTGTTTTCGAGCAAAGACTTGCAAAGCCAAATAATTTTGTTTTAGAGCATAGTAAATTACACGGCGACAAGCCTGAAGATAGATTTACACAAGTTAATCCGGATAGATTTCGAGACATATGCAACACAAAATTAACATGCATAGAAATCGGAATGTTTATACAGAGTCTTGCAGGGTTATGTTTAGAAAATAAATTAGGTATAAGTTATATTCGATCATTCCCTGAGTGGTACTGGAACAAATTTACAAACAGTTATGTAAAAGATGTTAATACTATAGGAATGAATTGGTCTGATTTACCTGAGATTTCTGAAACTCCGTTAATGGTTTGTCAATTAGGATACGTTGCAGATGTTGAAGATTATTTACAGAGCAATAGTGTAAATCCAGAACTCCATCATTGGGAAAATAAACCAGATCTAAACGAAATAATAAATTTTAAGACATAAATTAGAATATGACTGATAGATTACCTAAATCTTTGACCAAAGGCGGTCCGGGTGATAAATTCTTAGGCAATGGCAAAGTAGATACTACAGAATGGTTTCAAGATATTGAGATTTTAGAAAATCAAATTAAAAATCAAGAGATTTGGTTTTGTACTGCTCCATTCCAACAAGTATATACAAACACAGACGGTTCTTGGGCTCCGTGTTCTTGGGCTTCTTGCGATTCGACCGGTCCGAATATTTATAATACGTCTTTAGAAAACTGGTTTAAATACAATAATAACTTAAATCAACTTCGGCAAGAAATGATTACTCCTGGTAGCGATTTAACTTTATGTAAAAAATGGTGTCAATCTTGTATCAAACAAGAGTCAACATATGGCCGGTCTAGGAGACAGACTTCTTTAAAAATACAAACTAACGATCATGCACTATGGCCTAACATTAGGAATGCTGTTGAGGATTTTAAAAAAACACAGTCAGGTATAGGAAAGATATCACATAAAGTTTTAGAGGTTCAAATAAAAGCATTTGGAAATCAATGTAATTTAGATTGTTTTATGTGTATGCCTAGTGATTCTAGTACAAGGATAACAACATTATCTAGTGAAGATTTAGCTGCACAAGAAGTCTTTGATAAAGAAAGATTAAAAATAGATAAAAATATTAGTTCAAAAACATTTAATTTAAACGATATAATAGAACAAATAGTAAAAATAGCTCCGTACATATATAATTTAAAACTAATAGGCGGNGAACCATTAGTAATGAAACAGTATTATGAGCTGTTAGATAAAATTGTAAAATCTGGATATAGCCAAAAAATAATGGTAAAATATCAAACAAATATGTCAATTTTAAATTTTGATAAAATAAAACTTAGTGATTATATTCCAAAATTTGAATCTTTTGAATTTACTGTGTCATTAGATAGTATAGGAATTGCGAATAATTATATTAGAAGAAGATCTACCTGGGAGGATATTGTTTCAAATATAAAAACTGTAAGTCAATATCCTAATGTAAGGATTAATATAAACGGTGCAATATCGTTTTTAAGTGTGTTAAGGTTTTACGAATTAATAGACTGGTACAACGATAATATTGAAATCTTTGGTAATGATTCACAAATAAATTGGTCTAATATAAGGAATCCTGCAAAGTTAAGTGCAAATGTTTTACCAATAGAGATAAAAGAATATCTTATCCCTAAGTACAAAAATTTTCCAGATATACAAAATTTGTTAAAAGAAGATTCTGGCGGTCTTGATTATCAAGATACTCTCGAGTACCTGCTGATGAACGATAAGTATTATAGAGACACTAAATGGAATTATAACTTATTTGACGTTTTTCCTGAATTAGAAAAATTCTATCAACCTGAGATTAAACCTATAAGGATTATTGAATGAAAATTACACATGGGGGTCAAACAATAGACCTATTTCCAAAATATATTCCAAAATTAGCGCCAATATCGTTATCAGGAGGACTGGATTCAGCATCTTTATGCTATCTTGTATTAACACATTTTCCTGAAATAGAAATTTTTCCGTATACATGCAGAGATCAAAATGCTCCTAAAGATGCCGAATCTGCAGAAATGATTGTAAAATGGATGCAACAAACCTTTCCTAATAGTAATCTGCAAGATTTACAAATTTTTGATTTTAACGACAGAACAGAAGATTTTGTATCGTGGAAAGAAGTAAATGAAGTAAGAAAAAAATATCCTAAGTTTGAAAGTTTAACTGATATAGGTATATCTAAACTTATTCAAGTTGATAGAATATCATGGAATCTTATGAAAAAATATCCAGGAGCGGTGCGATTAGACGGAATGACTAGAAATCCGCCTACCTCCGATATGAAAAAATTGGGATTTTTTGAAAAAGCCGAAAGACGCAGAGATAAGGAGCAACCATTAGTACAGGAATGGCGTACTGATTATGATAATAAAGTATTATACATTTATCAAGCATATGCAAATGTAGATAAAAAATTTGTCGCAGGCGTATATAAAGACTATAATTTAATGGACAGTCTTTTTCCTTTGACAAGATCATGTACAGGAACAGCTAAACAAACTGATAATTTTACTAAAGAATGTCATAAATGTTTTTGGTGCCACGAAAAGAAATGGGCGTTTGACTTAGAATGGAAAGAAGAAAAGGACAAACAGATAGCATGAGTAAAAAAGATTTACCAGAATCGTTGACTAAAGGCGGGCCAGGCGATAATTCTAAGCCTGGAGAAGTTAACACAGAAGAATGGTGGAGAAAACTTGACGAAGAAGGTGAAATAATTGCTAAACAAGAAAATTCTATCGTACAGCAAGCAAAAAATAAAGATATTTATTTTTGTACTATTCCCTTTACTCAAATTTATTCAGAGATTGATGGACAATATTGTGCCTGTTGTTTCGGAGCACCTAGTGGACTAACAATAGAAGATACTACCTTAAAAGAGTGGATGGAAGATAGTAAATATATGAACGATCTCCGTAGAGAAATGACTACTCCAGGAAGTGATTTAAAAACGGTTGATCAACATTGTAGACGGTGTAGAGCAGATGAAGCACGGTACGGTAGATCTCGTCGAACAAATTGTTTAAAAATTCATACAAACGACCCTAAGTTTTGGAATAAAATTGAAAGACAAGTTTCTAAATACAAAGAATCTGGAGAATTTAAAATTGCAGATGAACGTATATTTGAAGTTCAGTTAAAAATATATGGATCGGAATGTAACTTAGATTGCTACATGTGCCAACATGCTAATTCAACTACACGCATGAATGTAGCAAAAAAAGGCGTTTACAGCGATTTAATTTTTGGAGAAATTAACCAAGAAAGGGAAGAATATTTTTCAATAGTAATGAAAGATAAAACTAAAGGAATTACAGAGCAAATTTTAGAAATAGCACCGTATATAAAAAGTATTAAAGTTATAGGCGGCGAACCTCTTATCATGAAGAAGCATTATGAACTTTTAGACAAATTAATTGAATCAGGAGATTCAAAAAGAATACGTATTAAATATCAAACAAATTTGACAGAAACAAAAGCAGGTAAACATAATTTATTTAAATATATACCACACTTTGATAGAGTAACAGTTGTAGCATCTGTAGACGGCATTGGTGCTCCTATAGAATATATGCGGAGAAGAACTGTTTGGGATAAAGTTGTTGAAAATATAGAGTTTTGCAAAGAATATCCTAACGCGGTTATCGATTTTAACGGTTTAGTATCTTTTCTAAGTGTATTAAGATTTTACGAGGTAGTAGATTGGTGCAAAGAAAATCCAGTAGTGCATCAATTGAACTGGGCTCATGTAGACAATCCAAAACACCTACGTCCTAATAATTTGCCGGAAAAATTAAAAAAACAACTCATACCAAAGTATCAAGACTGGCCCGATATAATTGCAGCTTTAGAAATGCCGCAAGATCCTGATATTAATATTCAAGATATATTTGAATATCTTTTAAGAGCTGATGAATTTTACAAAGGAACAAAATGGGAAATGAATTTATTTGACGTCTTTCCTGAATTAGAAGAGTTTTATGTCCCGCAAGAGATTACTCCAGAAAAAGAAGAAATGTTTAAATCTTGGGACTATAGCGTTAAAAAACAAGAAGAGTTAGCTGATAAGAATATTCTTTAAAAATGATTTTAACATATAATCAAAAATCAATTGATTTTTTTAACTTTGATGTTCCAAATAAAGTGCTACTTTCGTTATCTGGGGGTTTAGATTCTGCATCACTTTTATACATCATTTGTTATTATATTCCACGAATCGAAGTCATTCCATTTTGTGCAAAAGATATAAGGTCTCCTAATGATTATTATTGCGCGGAAAAAATTGTAAAATGGATACAAAAAGAATTTCCTAATAATAAAATTAATAATTTACATGTATTTGATTTTGACATGTACGATCTTAAAATGAAAAAAGAAATACGTACAGCTCGGAAAAAATTTTCTTACATGAAAGAGTTACCAGATCCGGGCGTTTCTAAGATAATTCAATTAGATAACATTTTAAAAAATATACAAGAAAAATATCCTGACGCATTGTTAGTAGACGGTATTACAAAAAATCCTCCCTTAAAGGTTATGAAAAAGAATAATGTATTTTTGGAAAAAGCAGAAAAAAGAAGAAATTATACAAAAATACAAGCACAATTAAATAACGGAATTTATAAACCATTTGTAAACGTGGATAAAAAATTTGTTGCAGATATTTACAAACACCACAATTTGTTAAAAACTTTATATCCTTTAACAAACTCATGTGTTGGATCAGCAGAAGATACTAATAACCATACAAAAGAGTGTCATAATTGTTTTTGGTGCTATGAAAAAGGATGGGCATTTGATTTAGATTGGTGTAAAGAATTTTTTCCATGTAAAGAAAACAAAAAATTTAAAAGAAATTTTTTCCACAGAACTGATCGTCTTAATCTCGATCTTTCATATAGATGTCCTTTAGAATGTCCACATTGTTCAAGGCAACGTGATTATGTTGAAAAAGGAGAAAAAATTCCAGGAGAGGATCTTACATATGAAAATTTTGTCAAAATTACAAAATTTTCTAAGAAAATACATTTTTGTGGACAACTTTCAGATCCTGTACATCATCCTAATTTAATAGATTTTTTAAAACTCTGTTATGAGAGAAACATAGATACAAGTATTGCGACTGCATCTTCTTTTAAATCAAAAAATTGGTATATAGAAGCATTTAAATCTAATCCAGATGCTAAATGGTTTTTTGGAATCGACGGACTACCAAAAGACAGTTCTAAATACAGGATAAATCAGGACGGCGAAAAACTATACAATATAATGTGCGAATCAACAAAATATCTTAATCATAAACCATTCTGGCAATATATTTTATTTCGATATAACCAGGACGATATTAATACTGCAATAAAACTATCTAAAGAACACAATGTAAATTTCTTATTAATTAATTCTGCCAGATGGCGAGACTCTAATGACAAACTCATACCTACAAAAAACATAAAAATTTAAATATATGAAAAAATTAAATCCTATGTGTTTTGATCAAAAGATCGGATATGCTATAACAAATCGGGGACATTTAATACCTTGTTGTCGCTGTGATCATATTATGAACGACAACGATATTGACTTTCAAAAATTACTGGCAGTTAGTAATATTTCTGATTATGAAAATATTGAGGATATTTTAAAAACTAAAGAATGGAAAAGATTTTATAAAAATTTATCCAAAGACATTGGACCACCATCGTGTTATAAATCCTGTAGTGCAGATAATAAAAAAAAGCAAATTAGTTACGGTATAGATCCATTAACTAAAGAAAAATTAATTTATAGCGAAAGATAACATTGACATTTATTCAAATATACTATATACTTAATAATAATTAGGAAATTTTAATGGCTATAAAAACTTTAGAAGATTTAAAAGGATCAGAATACAGGACTGTTGATTTTTATCTTACTAAGTCATGTAATAAATCTTGTCACTATTGCACTGCATGGACTCTTGAAATGCGTAATCTCGAAGTTGATATGGAGTTTTTGCGTACAATTTTAGAAGGTCTCTCTCCATACAAAACACGTATTTGTTTATTAGGAGGAGAGCCAGGACTTATTAAAAATTTAGATGAAGTAATTGCTGAAATAAAAAAGCATGAAAATCTTATAGTACAAGTTCTTTCAAATAGTCTTATTCGTAAATTTTATCCTAGTGTATTAGAAGATCCAGACATTATATACATTGAACACCTTGTGTTAGATTTTTATGAAGATAGAATTGAAAAACTAGGTAGTTATGACTTTTTGCCAGAAAATGATAAAAATAACTATAACTTGATCATAGAAACTCCTAACTACTTCAAATATAGAGAAAATTTTGATTTAAGTGAAATAGATCATAAAAACACAGAGTTTAAAGAATATAATTCACGTTCGCCTGATTTTTATAAAGATCACGAACTTGTACAAGCACCTGAAATAGAAAGACGTATTTGTGCAAAGTTTCCGTTGGTTCCTGTTTTTGATTTTGAAATACAAAAGATTAGACATTGCAGTAGAAAGGTTATTAACGGAAGTAGACAATTTGACGTTACAAAAGAAAACATTGATAAAATGATGACCTACGAACTTTTTGAATTTGAAAATTATTGTGTAAATTGTTACGACATTATTCCGCCTAGACCACAAATGCGAAGAGAACAAATTTTAGAACAACTTAAAAAAGAAGAAGCAAACAAAATACAGACCCTGATGCTATGAATATATTTGCAATTGCATTAAACATACATGATCATAATTGGTATGACGGTAAAACACACTATCTTGCAGAGCGTTATACTCGATGGAAACATAATTTAAATCCTGATAATCCGCAGGACCCTACTCCTAGCAGACATTTTTTTCTAGAACATTTTTTACCAAACTACAAAAATCAAACAAACGATAATACATTTGCGTTTACTTGTTCAAATCTAGGACAACAATTTGTTATTGATCTTGTAGAAGAACACATAGGTGATAAAAGTTTCTTAGACTTTAAGCCTAAGAATTTATGGGATTATTACCAAACTGACAACTACTATTATATAGATCATCACCAAAGTCATGCTGTATATGCTTTGTTAAGTTCTGGATTTAGTAAAAGTGATGTTCTAGCCATAGATGGACGTGGATGGCAATTTAATTGCATCTTTGTTGACACAGAAGGAAACATTACAGACTTATCAGACAAAGTTTCTATTGGCGGGTTATGGAACAGGTTATCGCAGGATCTTGGATTTGGATATCTAGGAGCAGGCAAAACTATGGGGCTCGCTGGCTTTGGAAAGTATAATCAAGACGTACATAGAATAATCGACGAATATCTTGAAAATCCTAATCATAAATTACCTAAAGATGCATACGGAGTATTAGAAACTACACCCAAAGAAGATGTAGCATTTACATTACAAGAATATACTGTAAACTTAATTAAAGAACACGTATATCCTTTAAAAACATCTGACAACTTGTGCATTGCAGGCGGAGTTGCATACAACGGTTACATGAACGAAGAATTTACAAAACACTATAAAAAAGTTCATGTGCCGCC